GTTGAAGCGAACAGAATTCGTGAGAAATTAAATCTTGCGTCGGGTATTGGGACCACCTCTCTAGATGAAATTCTAGACCTCGGCACTCCTGAGACTAGGGTTGAAGCGAACAGAATTCGTGAGAAATTAAATCTTGCGTCGGGTATTGGGACCACCTCTCTAGATGAAATTCTAGACCTCGGCACTCCTGAGACTAGGGTTGAAGCGAACAGAATTCGTAATCTATTGAACGTCGGGTCTGGCATCTCAAACATTTCTGTAGACGAAATTTTAAAACTTCCCGATCCTGAAACTGTAGTTACGGGTGTTCGCGAACCTACAAACCTTGTTCCGCCTATTGCCGACATTACTCCGGTTGAAGAGATGCTTGGCGAGAGCGAAGATAAGCCATCTACAAAGAAAAAAATTCTTTCAACTTTAAAGAAGATTTCCGGCCTTAGCCCACTTCTTAGTTTGGCGGCAGATGTCGTCAATGGCGGCGGTGATGATGACGGAGATTTAACTGCGGGGATTGGGACCGGTTATACCGTGCCGCGACTTACTCGAACACGCAACACGTATGAAGACGATCCGTTTACCTACGGCCAGAAGAGCGGCGAGTTGCTGTTTTTTGGCAACAACACTGGAGGCGCAACTACTGGTATTGGCGGCGCAGCAACCGCGACCCCTACCCCAACTCCCGCCGCAACGACTGGTACTAGCAGCGCTCCGCTAACCGCTGCTGACGTGCAGGCCGCTTATCCGGGCTATACTGAAATCCGTCAGGACGCTCAGGGCCGCTGGTTTGGCACGTTTAATCCGGATTACACTGGGAGTGATACACCTGCAGCTAACCAGCGCGCAAAAGCGGGCGGGACGTTCAATCCGACTCTTGCTGACTATCAGGCTCTAAACCCCGGCTACGAAGCCTACGAGTTGAACGCGGCTGGCGAGTATTTTGGCTCAAAGACCGAAGAAATTCCGGGTGCACCCGGCATGAGTCTTGAGCAGGTTAAGGCAAAATTCCCTAACTATACGTCTTATGAAAAAAATGCGGCTGGCCAGTGGGTAGGCAAGCGCGCAGGTTCTTCAGGGGCAGCGCCGACGCTTGAGCAGGTTCGCGCACTGAACCCCGGCTTTGACGACTATGAGCAGGACACCTCAGGTAAATGGTTTGGTATCAAGAACACGACAACGTCTACGCCGGGCACTCCGTACACGCTGGCCGACGCTGAAAGATTGAACCCGGGTTATCAGAGTTACTCACAGAGCCCAACGGGCCAGTTTATCGGCACGCGCACTACGCAGACGGGTCGTCCGCTGACGCTGGCCGAAGTCCGTGCGCAGAACCCCGGTTTTGCTGACTACGAACAGGATGACGCCGGTAATTGGTTCGGTATCAGCAACACAACAACGTCTACGCCGGGCACTCCGTACACGCTGGCCGACGCTGAAAGATTGAACCCGGGTTATCAGAGTTACTCACAGAGCCCAACGGGCCAGTTTATCGGCACGCGCACTACGCAGACGGGCCGTCCGCTGACGCTGGAGGAGATCCGTGGTCAGGGCTTGGGCTATGACGACTACGAACAGGATGAAGCTGGTAACTTTTACGGCATAAAGAACACAACAACGTCGACGCCGGGTGCTCCGTACACCATAGCCGACGCTCAAAGATTGCGCCCCGGCTTCCAGAGCTACTCGCAGAACCCGGCAGGTCAGTTTATCGGGACAAACACTACGCAGACCAGCCGTCCGCTGACACTTGCGGAAGTCCGTGGTCAGGGCTTGAGCTATGACGACTTTGAGCAGGATGAGGCTGGAAACTTTTACGGCATAAAGAATACAACAACGTCGACACCCGGCACTCCGTTTACGCTGGCAGATGCTCAGAGGATACGTCCCGGCTATCAGAGTTATTCTCAGAGCCCGACAGGTCAGTTTATCGGTACAAACACAAGGAGCGTGCCGCAGCCGCTTACGCTGGAGGATGCTCGCCGCATGTCGCCGGGTTATGACGAATATGAGCAGGGCGAAGCTGGAAACTTTTACGGTATCAAGAATACAACAACATCGACACCCGGCGCCGCATACACGCTGGCTGACGCTGAAAGAATGAACCCGGGTTACCAGAGATACTACATAAACGAATCGGGTCAGTTTGTGGGAGAGAACACTGAGACCGATGGGCCTAACATGGCGGAGGGTGGCGAAGTGGACGACGATATGGTAAGTCACCTGATAGCTTATCGTAAGGGCGGAGGGCATGCGGGTCCGGGTCCTGTTAAGGGTATTGGCAGTGGGCAAGAGGACAAGATCCCTGCTTGGCTTTCCGACGGCGAGTACGTCTGGAGTGCGCAAGATGTTGCCGACCTTGGCGACGGATCGACTGACGAAGGTGTTCGACGCCTTGACCGAATGCGCCAAATGGTGCGCAGGGGCGCGGGGCGTAAGAACGTGAAAAAGATTGCGAAGCCTCAGCGTGGCATTCAAGAGATGCTGAAGGCCGTCGGAGGTGCAGTGTAATGGCAACGACAACTACCCAGACGCAGAACATCCTGCCCGAGTGGTACACCCAGTACGCCAAGGACCTCTTGGGCCGGGCCTCAGCCGCCACCTCAGGCCCATATCAGGCTTATGACAAGCCTCGCATTGCTCCATTCCAGCAGGAGCAAGAGCAGGCGTTCGACCTCTATAGGCAAACAATGGGCTCGTATCAGCCCTATGTGGACGCTGCCACTCAGGCGATCAATCGCGGGACGGGCTCGTTCACCGATCCGGGCATGGCCCAGCGGTACATGAACCCATATATCCAGAACGTCGTTTCTGGGATTGGCACCGCCGCGGCGAGGAATCTGTCTGAGAACATTCTACCCCAGATCAATCGCACCTTTATCGGCGGCGGTACATTTGGCGGTTCGCGCAGCGCTGAATTTAATCAGCGGGCTATCCGGGATACGCAGGCCCAGACTCTGAACAAACAAATGGAGGCGATGGCCGACGCCTATAAGACCGGGGCTGATCTGTATGGCACCGAGGCCGGGCGCGCTCTTGAAGGTGCGAAGCAATACGGCGCGCTTGGCGAGAGTGCGCAGCAGCAGCGGTTCCGCGAACTGGCTGGTCTTGAGTCCATTGGTGAGAAGCGTCAGGAACTAGGCCAGCGTTCGGCTGATCTGCGTTACGAAGACTTTCAACGCCAGCGCGACTATCCGCTTACGCAGGTACAGCAGTTCGCTGGTATCGGCGGAGTTCCGTCGCCGGCAGGTGCTGGGACGGCTATTCGCACTGAGCCCGGTACGTCTGGCTTCGGCTCGGCTCTGGGCACGGCGGCGACGATTGCTGGCGCCCTTGGGTCAAGCGGCGCATTCGGGAAAACCGGCTGGCTTAGCGGCGTATTCAAGAAAGAGGGTGGCGCGATTGAGAGCCCCGTCAAGGACGGCAAGCGCAACATCAAGCACCCGATGCACGGGCTCGGCTGGCTGAAGGATGTACGCTGATGGCTGCAATGACTTACGAAATGGCCCGAGCCGCCGCTGAGAAATTGATTCAGTCTGGCCGGGCGAATGGCCTGACCCGTGAGGCGCTCATAAGTCAGATAATTGCCGGGGCGCCGGCTGCAGGTGAAGCCCCTCAGGGAGCGATTGCCAGCGCTCTGATGCCGCAGCCGCGTGTCCTGACGGCTGCCACACCTGCTCAGATGCAGCCGGAACCGTTGGTCGCTCCGAAGCCCGTTGCGCCTGCTCAGCCTCAGGCTGAAGCGATGCCAGCGCAAGAAGCTGAGCCGCAGCCTGCGGCGGCAACGCCACGTCCGTCAAGATTCCGCCCGATGCTGGAGGCCGCGAAGGCGCAACTCGTCGAAATGCAGACCGCCATGTCTGGTGCCGCCGCAAATAAGCAGCCGGTATCTATGGCTGATAAGGTAAGATTCGATACGCAAAAAGATGTTGTCCGGGAGTTAGAGCAGCGCGCACTAGCCGAAGAGGGCGCAGCAGCCCCTGAGGAAATGCTGGCCGCGTTGGCGAAAAGAGAAGAGCGTCTCGGACGCCGCGAAGAATTGCTGCAGGAATCCAAGGCGCGCTCGCCGTGGGAGGCTCTGCTGGCTGGCGGCGCCGCAGCGACAGAGGAGGGTCGTCGGGGTGAGAATTTCGGCGCGGTTCTGTCGCGTGGGTTGCGGGCCGGATTTCAGAACTATGAACGGTCACGCCGTGAGAACATTGCGGGTGTTGAGGCGCTGGGCGAAGCGCGTGACGAAACGGCGCTGAAGCGGTATGAACTCACCGAGAAAGCTCGGGAAGGCGCCTCAAACTTAATTGATACGCAAAGCGCCATGCAGCAGCGGGCAATAACTATGCGCAATAATCTGCTAAAAAGCGGCGTGGATGCAGCAACTGCGGATGCCACGGTTAAGAATGCGCTTGCGAATGCTGAACTTGCTGAATTCAAAGCTAAATCTGCGCCTGAGCAGTTGGCGATGGAGAGGGCTTTGAATGCTGCCAGAATAGAAGAAGCAAACAGGCGTGACAAACCGGAAGTTGACGTTGAAAAGCGCGCTTATGAAACCAACTTAGAAAAACTTGTTGAAGATTACGCCGCGGCTGACGCTGAATATATTGACGCTCTAAAGAGTGAGGGTGGCAAGAAGGAAAATATTTCCTCTGAAATTGCTAGCAAGCGGAACGCCTCCCGCGCTCGCGCAGTACAGGCATCGTCGGCATTGTTTAAACGCTATGGATCGACGCCATATCCGTTTCAAGGCGAGGCGCTTGGTAAGCGCGCCGCTGCGAAGCCGGCTGCTCCAAGCGGCAAAGGGTGGTCGGCCACGAAATTTTAATATAGGGTCTGAGCATGGCTAGGTTCCGCGTTAGATCCCCAGATGGAACGATGTATGAGGTGGAGGCACCTGAAGGGGCGACCCAACAGGATGCCATCGCATACGTGCAGGCAAATGCCGCGAGCATTCCAAAGGCGGAAACCTCCGTCATCCGTGACGTAGGCGGTGCTCTCGTCCGCGGCGCCGGCCAGATTGTCTCGCTTCCCGGCCAGCTTTTCGGCCTCGCGACCGGCGACATGGACAACGTTTCCACTCGCGCTGGTAAGTCGGTCGAAGAGTTTGGCGAGGAGCTCCAGACTGCGGCATTCCGCGAACGCCAACGCCAGCAGGCAGAGCGCGTGGCGAAGGCTGAAGAGGAAGGCATTCTCTCCGGCTTTGGGCAGCAGGCCAAAGAGCTACTGACAGATCCCCTGTCGCTGGCCGCTGGCGTCGCTCAGACCCTCCCGGCCATGATCGGCACAGGTGGCGCTGGCCTCGCCGGTCGCGCTCTGGCTGGGCGCCTGATTGGTCAGCAGGCAGTAAAGCGCGGCGCTCTGGCGGGTGCTGCCGCTGGCGAATCGGCTATCGTTTCCGGCGATGCTGCGCAGTCCACGTATGACCGCGTAAGCCAGATGCCGCAGGAAGTATTGGCGCGCTCGGGTGCATATCAGGCTGCCCTCGCGGAAGGGGCGACACCGGAAGAGGCGCGCAACACTGCCGCTATTTCCGCCGCCCGCCGTGCCGCTGCGATTGCCGCCCCGATTGCCGCCGTTACAGGCCCGCTTGGAATTGAAGCCGCGCTGTTGACCGGTGGTGTGCGCCGCGGTCTTGTCAGGGGTGCAGGCGAGGGTCTCGTGCGTGAAGGCGGCACCGAGATCGTTCAGGAAACTGGTCAGGGCATTGCCGAGAACATCGGCGCGCAGGCTATTGACCCGAACGTTGCATTGACGGAAGGTCTGGGTGGTCGCGCGGCTGCTGGTCTGATCCTTGGCGGTACGATGGGTGGCGGAGCAGGCGCTATTAGCGGGCTGCGCGGGCCGGAAGCTGCGCCGGGAACAGAGCCACCGCCACCACCGCCACCGCCGCCTCCGACTGTGGAGCCTGAGCCTGAGCCCGTCGTCCCGGCCACGCCTTTCGGCGTTCCTCCTGAGACCGACATCCCTGCCGGCGCGGATACTGAAGATACTGTTATCATCGAAGATGATCAGGTAATCATTGAAAGCCCAGATGGCAGCCTTCGGTCTGTTCCTCGCGACGAATGGGAGGCATCACAGGGGGCAGCTACGCCACCGCCTTCGGGGGAAACGACGACCGCTACGCCACCGCCTTCGGGGGAGGCAACGACCGCTGGGTTGACGCCAGAGACTTACGTTGATCGCTACGTTGCCGGCGAAGGCCGTGGCAACACGCCTGAAGATCTTGAGTTTCAACAGTATGGGGCGAACTTTGGCCCTGAAATTGAGGCCGAGTTTGCTCGTAGGCAGGGGGCGACAACCGCCGCGTCCACGCCTGATGCTGCGCCTGCGTCCGCGCCCGACGTGGAGCCTGTGGCTGCACCCGTGAAGATACCCGGGGCATCAGAAAGCATTGCGCGTCACGAAGCTAGAGGCCGGCGCATCGCCTACATGACGCCCGAAGAATATCACCAAGCGACGGGCAGGCCGAGTCCCGAAGCCCAACGCCCCGGTATTACAGATAAACTTGTGCGGGACATTGCTGAAAACGGCTTGCAAGAAATCCCTTGGATTGACCTGTCGGGGAATGACGGACAGGAGGGGCGCCACCGTATGGATGCCCTAGCTAGGCTCGGTTATAAAAAAATCCCAGTCGCCATAGTCCGAGAAGCGCCTACGCCAGAGGGCGCCGTCGTTGCCGCGCCCGCGCCCGCGCCCGCCAAGCCACTTCGCACCCGAGCGCCGCGTCCTCCTAAGGCTGCGACCACGATGCAGGCGCGCATCGCCCAGATCGCGAAGACCTTTAAGAAGGGCCAAGACCGCTACAGTTTTGAGAGCGCCGTCAATTACGGTGTCGATCCCGATTGGCTGAATAGCCGCGCAGATCTTCGTCGCATGTTTGGCAAAGAGAAACTGACGCGTGGCCCAGATGGAAAGGTTACTCAGAACCGCCGCCAGATCGACGAAAAGCTTAAAGACTTTGCGGATTTGGCTGCGTCAATCCAAGGCTCTGACTGGGGCGCGTTCGGCGATTCAGTCGATTCATACGGACGACTTGACCCTGAAGCTCTTGCTGATCTGATTAACAGAAATGCGCCGCTGTACGATCCGACCACTGGGGCTGCTTATGAGCAGGAAACTCAGGAGGATGACGGGCTCGAAGCAACGATGCAGTCCGTGTCCATTGAGGCAAACAACCTTGGCGTTGAATTGACCGACGGCGACATGCGCGCCATTGCCGAGCAGATTGGCTATGACGGCGACCCGGCGCAGGGCATTGTCGATTATGTAAACGCGCAGTTTGAAGAAGTCATGGCCGAAGCGCGTGATTATTCGGAATATGACGCTGGACAAGAGGAGTTCCCTGATGGCCCTGTCACCAATATCGAAGATAGCTTTGCTGAACCGGGCGTCCGTGGACAAGCGGCTGCACCCGGAGACGCGCGCCAAGGCCAAGCGGACCGCGAACAACCTGCGGGCACTGCTCCGGGGACCCAAGAAGGCTCTCTTGGACTAGAGGCTACTCAGCCCACGCAGAGCGGCATGACCGAACGCCAGCGTGCCGAAATGCAGGCGCGCTTGCAGCAGTCGCAGATGCGGCGTGGCAATCAGGAATCCTTCGATCAGCAGGAAGGCGGCATGTTTGACGCCAGCCGCGATCAGGGAGATTTACTGTCCAGCGTGGAACCCGGCGGGCTCGTGGGCGGTGTTCGTATGGACATCGACAAATATCGGAACGGCACACTTCCAGATCTGCTCGAAGAGATTTTTGCCAACTTCGATAACAAGTTCAGCCAGTACGACATGTACTTGGCGGGGCGCATCTCTGCGCTTCTGGACGAGGTTAAGCGCGCTGGGCTCAAGGTCAAACTGAACATTGTTCAACAGGGGGACCCCGCTCCGACGAGAGTCGCCTATGGCAGTTCGTATGGGGCGGTCGTCACTGACCTTGATGGCAATACGATTGAAGTATACCTGCGGTCTCCCACGACGGGCGAAAACAGCGCGGGCAACACTTCGGAAATCGTTCTCCACGAGGCGCTGCACGCTGTATCGGCTGCGTTCGTTCTTGCGGCCAAGAGGGGGCGCAACGTCACCCCGAAGATGAAAAAGTTCGTCAGCGACTTGAACGATCTGTATGGCGCTTTCGTTAGGCACTTTAATCAGCGTGTGAAGTCCGGAGCTAAACTCACTGAGTTCGAGCAGTCTATACGTGAACGGCGCACCAACGCGCTCGTGGACCCCGACGAGTTTCTGACATGGGGTATGACCAACGATAATGCGCAGGAGTACCTGCGTGGCATCGATGTCGGGCCGGGACAGAACCTGTTCCAGCGGTTTGTTATGATGTTCAAGGCTTTGCTTGGCATCCCTGATGGTGACACGTCTGCTTTCAGTCGCCTTATCGAGATCGTTAACCCGCTGTTTGAAGCCACTGAGGCCGACTACAGGGCGATCATGGGTGGGCCTCCTTCCGGCAAACAGGGGCCGGCGCAGGGGACTTTGTTTGCTCGTGGCGCGCAAACGCGTGGACGCGCCCCTCCTCCGCCGTCAGGGGCGACCCCCTCACCGCCGCAGCAGCCGCCATCAGCGCCGCAACCTCGCATCACGTTGCCTAAAGAGACGCGCCCGCAAGGCTTTGCCCGCAAGCTGGTTGATCGCTTCGAGCGCCTGCGCGTTGTGCAGAGCCTTGGCCAGTTGCGCGCGGGCGTTGAGGGCTTTTACGAGGCTGCCCGTAAGTTCGATAGCCGTGCCGGCGAGCTCATGCAGAAGTTCGACCGGGATTACTTCCTGCCCATTCAGAAGATCATGAAGGAGGCTGGGCTTAATCTAGCTACGGTTGACGGCTACCTCTATGCCCGTGCTGCGCCTGCGCGTAACGCGCGCCTGCAAGCCAAAGTGGAGAATGAAATCCGCACTAAGATGGAGGCGACCGAGGCGACCGAGGACGAGATTGATGCCGCCATTGAGCAGGCATACGAAGAAGGCAAGATCCCTACGGCGGGCTCTGGTATCACAACGGAGCAGGCAAACGACATCCTTAATGGTTTTGCTGGCCAAGATTACTCTCCCGCCCTTGAGCGCATTGGTGAGCTATTCAACCGCGCCAACAAAGAGCGGATGGAAAACAACATCAAGGCCGGCCTCGTGTCGCGCGCTGCCGGTGAAAAGCTGCTTGAAGAGGAACCTGACTACGTCCCGATGAAGGGATCCGTCGTCGACGAGGACCTGACTCAGCCTGCCGAGAACTTCGAGGACTCGATGGGCTATGGCGGCACTGGCTTCGGCGTCAGCACCCGAGAGTGGTACGAAGCGCGCGGGCGTAGCGGTCTGCCGTTCTCCCCGCTCGGCACCTTCATCTCCGACGTTGGCACCTCTGTTGTCCGTGGAGAGCGTAATCGCGTCGGCCAAAAGTTGATGAATTTCTTTATCGATAACCCATCCGATTCGTGGAAAGTGTTTAGCTATAAGAACCCGCCGCGCGACCGGAATGGAAACATTCAACGTCCGTCCCCCAAGGATGACAACTTCATGATCGTGAAGCGCGGCGGAGAGACGTTCTACCTGCGCATCAACGATCCGCTGCTGGCGAAGGCCGCGAAGAACCTGAATGCGCCCCAGATGGGGGTGCTCTTGCAGCTTTCAAACAAGGCAACGCGCCTGCTGTCGCGCTCGTTCACAACGGCGAACCCTGACTTCTTTGTGCCAAACATCTTCCGCGATCTGCAGTCTGCGGCGATGAACCTTGCGGCTGACGCGCCCGGTTTGGCCAAGGCTTTCGGCAAGAACGTTAGGGACAAGAAAGCGTTCCGCACTATTGCCGCGTTCGAGTATGGCCGTGAGGGAGGAGATCCTGCACTGCGCAAACAGTACGAACAGTTCAAGCTGGACGGCGGATCGGTGTCATGGGCGCAGCGCGAGACGCCGCAGGAGGCTGCCGCTCAAATCCAGAAAGACCTGAAGACGGTCAACGACAGCTTGCAAGACCTGAAAGATGCCCGCACCGCCAAGCAGGCCATTGACGCCGTATGGTCGCCTACAAGCAAGGGCTTCCGCGCTATGGTCGGGGCTCTGGAAAGCACCAACGCCATCTTCGAGAACGGTATCCGCTTCGCCGCTTATCGCGCCGCGATTGATGTCGACATGACCCGCGAGCAGGCGGCCATGATCTCGCGTGAGGCGACCGTGGACTTCAACCGGCGCGGCGAAGCTGGTGCTATGCTGAACGCGCTCTACGCGTTCTTCAATGCCGGCATTCAGGGCAGCGTCCGCACGGCCCGCGCTCTGTCGAACAACCCGTTCAAGACCGGCAAGCTGTCCTCGACGCAGGCTGCGCTACTCGGCATGATAGCCACGGCTGCCACGCTCGCGGCTGCTAATGCCTCCATGTCTGACGAAGACGATGATGGCAAGCTCTTCTGGGACAAGATCCCGGACTACGAGAAAGAGCGCAACCTTATCATCATGAACCCGGTTGACGGCAAGACTTACGTGAAGATCCCTATGCCCTATGGCTTCGGCTTCTTCCCGTATCTAGCAACCCGCACGATGGACGCCGCCCGCCGTGGTGACGATCTTGGTGCCGCCGGTATCGACATTGTGACCGCTGCGCTTGGCAACTTCTCCCCAATGCAATTTGGCGCCGGCAATATTCCAAGTTCCGTTGCCCGGGCCGCAACGCCGACCATGCTCAAGCCGTTCGTTGAACTCATGCTCAACGAGAACTTTATGGGCAAGCCGATCTACAATGAGCCGTTCGACAAGGGGCAGTCCTACGCCTCCGTGGCTCGTTTCAACACATGGGAAGGTTACAAGGAACTGGCCCAGTTGCTGAACGACATCAGCGGCGGAGAGGGCAAGGTGAAGGGTAACCTCAACACTCCCCCTGAGAGTTTTGAATACCTCCTAGAGTTCTCTTTTGGCGGTGTCAGCAATCTCGCCAAGTCTCTCTATCGAACAGGGACCGAGGGTGAACTTGGATCAGCCCCCGTGGTTCGCCGTCTTGCTGGTCAACCGAGCAAAGGCAGGAATGTTGGGGAGTATTACGAGCGCGAAGAGCAGGCGCGCGTCGTGAACCAGCAGATGAAAGATTTGACGGGGACTGAGAGGCTGGCGCTTAGGGAGAAGTTCCCGGTAGAAACCAGCCCTCGCATTCAAACCGCTTTGACCAGCGCCCGCTCTGCGGTTCTTGCGCTGAACAAAGAACGCAAGCGCATTCAGGGCTTGGACATGGATGAAGGCGCGAAAGCGGAGCGCCTTGAGGTTCTTCGGGAGCGCATTGACGGTGAGTTCGTGCGCTTCAACCGCATCTATAATCAGGTGGAGCAGGCGACCCGATAAGGTCGCCTGCTTCATCACTCAGAACGGAACGTCGTCGTCGAGGTCGCGCGGTCGGGGATTCTGACCCGAAGATTGGCGCGGCGTCGATGCCTGCGCACCGCCCTCCTTCGGCTCATACATCGAGATGATGATGCTCTCCCGGCTCTCGTTGCCGCCGACGCCAGCGGGATTAAACGTGCGCTCAAGCAGGATGAATGGGCCCTTCCCGTTATCCATCACGACACCGACGTTCTTGAAGCGGCCTTTGGTCTGGCCCTGTCCGTCCGTATATTCGCCAACCTTAACGACCAGATCGTATTTCTTACCCATGTCTTCTCTCCTCAGTTAAACAGTTTGCGCAGCTTCAAGGCGCCGCGCGGTGCCATCAGTTCGGCTTCGTCGAGATAGCCGTTGTGCAGTTCCTGCCACTCGCCGCGCTCTTCCGGTGTCAGCTTCGCAACGATGTCGTATGCGGCCTCGCACCATTCATCCCAATCGACCATGTCGCCTTCTTCCTGAGGCTCTAGAACGTCGATGTGGAGCGCCTTCTTCTGGCGCGGTGGTGCCGTTGTCTGGGCAGCCAGCTTCTCTTTCAGGCTCTGCACCTGCTCTTCAGCAGCTGGCACATCGTCGAAGTCAGTGATGTCAACTCCGCCGCCCGCGTAGTCATCGCCTTCGATCACGCCTTCCGCCTGATTGTCCACGGCCACGGCGCGCTGCGCTTCGGTCGAGAGCGGCATGTACTTGCTGGCCCGACGAACCACGGTCTTGCGCCACATCTCGGCTTCGTCCGTCTTCCACGGCCCGACGACTGTGCCGTCCTTTGTCTTGGCCGATGAGCGTTCGCGGATGGAAAGGATCTGCTCCTTGTTCATCACCTCGAACTGGGTCTCGCCGTTCTTCAGCTTCCACACGCAGTAGGCGCCGATCATCTCGCCACGATTGGACAGGCCGTGCTTGTGGACGATGCTGGAGTCCAGACCTTCTACAACCTCGAACACATCGTTCGCGTGAACCAGCCGGCTCTCAATCTTCAGCACTTCGCCCGACTGCATGGCCAGCTTCATCAGACCCTTGTAGCGCGGGCGAAACTGCGCCACGTTCTTCTTCAGACGCCCGTCCCACACCTTCAAGATGTCCGCCTCACCCATGCTCTTATTGAGGCTCAGGCCAAGCTCAGCGGCGCTCAGGCACGCCTTCAGCAGCGAGCCGCGGTCGCACTCCAGCAGGTCCATGTTGTCGGCCACAGCAGCAACGACGACGCCCTGAAACTTATCGACGGTCATCGCCTGCGGAAGCAGGCTGCGCAGGTGGCTTTCGCGCATGGCGAGCTCCTGCTTGAACCGATCCATCGGCTTGGCTGGCAGGTTACTTGTTTCCATTGTTCTGTTCCTCTTCTAGATCTTCAATCATGAGTTCAATCGCGCGCTCAACAGTGGCGCGCAGGGTTGGCTTGAGAGGGTGCCGCCCAGCCACTGAGCGTAGCTTGCCTAGCAGTTCACGGTTCACCCGCATCATCACATCTTCTTTCTTCATTTCGATACCGTCACTTTCTTGTAGCCGGACCGGGCGCCATAGAAGCCCCCGACCATATCCGGGGTGATCTCCGTGCCGACCGACGCCTTGATGGTGCTGATCGAGAGTTTGTGGTCGCCGCATTTAACGACGCCCTTCTCCTGCGATGTGTTCATCTTCTTCATCGCCTCAATGCTGAGAGTCAGAAGCTCGGTCTTCGCGGCATCCTTCTTGGCCTTAGCCTCCTTCTCAATCGCGGCGTTCTCCTGATACGCCTTGAACAGACCGGCATGCTCTGTCCCCAGCGTCACCTCCGACATGGGCACGAAGTCCAGCAGGCGCACGACGGCCTCGCCGTCCTTATCGAAGTCGACCGGCGGCTCTTCGCCGTCACGAACGCTATCCCAGAACGTGATGACATGAGATTTAATTGCCGAAATTATTTCTCCGCTGCGAGGGATCTTCATGCGCCGCGGTTCGTTACGGAGCAGCGCGATCAGCCAGCCATGCTCAGCGCCCGTGCAGGCCATCTGGTGCTGAACCTGTAGAATGTAGTTGTCCGGCGCGCTGGTGATAATCTCTCCGTCGTACTCCCAGCCGTTGCCATAGGCCGACCACTTGATCTCGACAGGGTGATTGCCGTCAGTCTTGAAGTCCAGCGATGCGCCCATGCCGGCGCAGTCATCTGCTGTGTAGTAATCCGTCACCTTCTCGATGGCCATGTCCCAGCGGTGCGACGCCCAGTTAGCGATGCCGCTTTCAAGGAACGTGCCGGCTTGGACGGCCTTATTGCCCGACAGATCTTCCGGCGGCAGCTTGCCAGACTTCTCCATCCATAGCTGCCATTGCGTTGTAAACGGGGACATCCCGAACAGCGCAGAAATATCGCTGGCGCCTATGTGTTTGGATCGAATTTCGTGCCAGTGAATCTGGTCACGTACAGATACTACTCCCATGTATACCTCCTGTGCTGTTGTTGTGGGGCTAAAGGCATACGACTGTCTACGGAGTTATGTCAAGCCCCTTGTAAACGTCTTCGAGGGAGTGGGCTAAAATATATATGCCGCCCCGCTTTTCCCATGCGTTCTGCCACGCAACCTGCACGACGCGCTGTTTGCCACGGTGGGCTTTTACCTCAATTGCTATGGCTCGCCCGGGCATCATCACCCCCAGCAGATCAGGCGTCCCCTCTGGCGCCGACTGAATCACGCGGGCGCCACCGTCTATCGGGCGGAACTTCCCGACGTTGATGCGGAACAGCATGATGTCTTGGCGCTGGCCCAGAGCAAGGCGGATCTCTTGCTGGAGAACTGCCTCACTCATTGGATCGTTGCCTTCGGAGCCTTGTAACTAACGACTTCCATCGCCGCCTCGACGGAGGCAATCATGGCAACGACACACCTGTCCGCGTCCATCTGCTCGATGCCGCGCTCTTCTTGCCATTCTTCCAGCGCCGTCAGCAGCCCAGCCGATAGCGCCCTTATCAGCGACAGCGGGATCAAGACCGCTTCGTATTCTGGCTCTGGCCCGCTGTCATCTGCCATATCACAGCCCTCTCTTCCGTCGTTAAACCGTTAGTGGTCGGGGAGTTCCTCACCCCCACCTTTTTCGCAATGCGCGCAGCCTCCTGCCCGCAGAGAACATTGAACGCCCAGTGCGTCGGGTTCTTATATCCTCGCTTGCGCGCGACGCTGGTCAGCACCCTATACTTGTTTTGCAGCATGCCCTCTGGGGTGCTCAGGTCTACGCCGTCTTGACGGCCCATCATCACCAGATCACCGTCAACGTGCATCACAGTCCGCGGTGTCACGGGATAGACATTGCCGCACACCGGGCACACGGGGCTCGGCTTGTGCATGGCGAAGCAGGCGGTGCATGTCCTCACGGTCTGCGGCTTGTCATCATTCTCGCCGCGCTTCCGAACGAAGCCGTCAGCCAGCGTCCAGTCGCGGTCATCGTCGATGAACCCGTGCCGCGCCGTGTTGCCGGCGTGATCCAGAATGATCGTCCTCTCTTTGTCAGGGTGGGGCCTGATCGCGCGCCCGCATTGTTGTAGGTAAAGGCCCACAGACTTCGTCGGGCGCAGCAGGATGGCCACCTCTACCGCGGGGAGGTCGAAGCCTTCGCTCACTAGGTCGCAACTGGTCAGCACCTGCACCCGGCCATCCTCAAAGGCTTGCAAGACACCGTCCCGCGCCGCCTCATCCATGCCGCCGTCGATATGGCTCGCCGCGAACCCTGCTTCTCGGAAGTCCTTCGCGACCTCGATGGCGTGCTTAACGCCCACGCAGAACGCAATCGCCTTCTTGCCGGGGGCATGCTTCGCGTAGTGCTTCACTGCGCTGCCGGTGATGACGGACTTGTCCATCGCCTCTTCCAGTTGCTTCTGCGCGAAGTCACCCATGCGCGTGCCGACGCCGCCCAGATCCGGAACGCTCGGCGCATATACGATAGCCTGAGACAAGAAGCCTTGCGCGGTGAGCTCGGCCACGGTGGGGCCCATCACCATGTCCTCAAACATCTGCCCCATGCCCTTGCCGTCGAGGCGCTCAGGCGTGGCCGTGACGCCCAGCAATCGGGCTGTTGGGAACCCAGCAACCACCTTGCCCCAACTGGACAGCGCCGTGAAGTGGTGCGCCTCGTCGCCGATGATCAGGTCGAACGGCTTGATGCCCTTCATTCTCTTGACCAGCGTGAATACAGAGGCCACGACGACGTTCGCTGTCGGCACGCCCCTGTATCCGCCAGCCATCACGGCATGCGCGACACCGACACTCTTCAGCGCAGCGCTGATCTGCTTCAGCAGTTCGCGGCGGTGGGCCACGATCAGGATGCGCTTGTTGTTACCCGCCATGCCGGCGGCGATATATGAAAAGATAACCGTCTTCCCTGAGCCGGTGGGACTCACCAGCAGGGTGTGCTTGTGGCCGGCGCGAAAGCTATCGCGCACCGCCTGCACGGCGGATTCTTGGTAATCTCGAAGCTGTATCATATGTCCTCATAGTGGCAGACACCTTGGCCCGGTCTGCCAGCGGGAGGGGAGAGCGCTACTTCCGGACGCACCCAAGTCAGTCGCGCTGTTCGCGCATTCCCTTAGCGATGCGTCCGGTTTTCCGGTCGCGGTGGAACATCATCTCACACTCGGCTCGCAGACATTCCAGTTCCCGGCGAACAAGGATGTAGAGATAGAACAATACAAAAATAATCGCGGTCAAAACGAATATCAAAATAGTCGCCATCACTCACACCTCCATACCATGTTTGCGGTAGCCAGATTGGTCGGCCAGCCAGTGTCCTCGGTAAAGCTACGCTCCTCAAAAAGCAGCATGTTCGTGGGCCTGATCAGCAGGCGATCACCTTGTGTCCGCATGAACATGAACTCTTTGCTCTGCTCTGGCTCGGCGCTGAAGCCATCGTCACGCGGGCAAGCGGTAAACAGATACCGCCCCTTTTTCTCCGTGCCGTCATACCGCGCCGTCAGATCCGACAGATACGTATATCGCACCACATCAAAGTCATGACCGTAACAATCCCAGACCTGAGCCTCCTTCAACGACCAGCCAAGCTGGGAAGGCTGGGGGCTGAACGAAATTGCATGAGGAGGGATGCCGCGATAAACGGCGCCGCACTCTAGCATAACGTGACAACCCCAAGCTCTTCCCGGGTCACTGCGAACGGCGAACCAGACGGCAGGTTCCCAGCCATCCCGGTCTCGCCGGATCATTGCGCTAGAAACCCAGACGTATTGATGCAACGGGATGTTTTGGCTGCTCATGGCTGGGTTTATTCAGCCTTGAATGCTCAGCGGGCAGGTTCGGTAGCCCACGTTCATCACTGTGCCGTTGTCGTATCGGCAGAAGTGGCCGTTGTTAGCGAACCAATCCGCGACCAAATAGTGAGTCAAGGCGTAGGCTGGAGCGGCTGCGCCGGCTGCGATTGCGGCGGCAATAATTAGTTTCTTCATGTTAATTCCCTTTCCTGAGACTATTCCAAACGCCACACACGAACGCCGCCATCGGCTGCGCGAACGAGAAACTTCTTCTTCGAGCGCCGACCGGCATGCGATGCGGTGCTGCCCATCGAACGCAATAACGCGCCTTCGACAAAGAAACTCTGTCCCACTTCCAACTCGGACCACGGATACTTCGAGCGACGAGTGCGCGGCTGTCGCTCAGCGGGAATTGCGAAATCATCTTCAATCTTAAACGTCATTTTGTCCTCCGGTTTTTTAATATCTTACTCGTTCTATCGGCGCATTCAACTTATAAATTACGGCGATAGCGTTCGTCTTTGATTATCTTGTCAGCCTCCGACCGGCTTACGCCGTAGGTATATGTCAACTCAAATGGATCCCGCTCCATCAGCGTTGCGTCAGGCCACTCGCGCACCATCTTGCGCGCCATGTCGACGCTGCTCGTTTTCTTAATTATCCCCATAACCCTACTGGCCACTCCTGTTTTGGTAGAAAAATTGCCCGCGACATGGTTCCCTTGAAGCGCACTGCGTTCTGGCCCTTCTTCGCATGCGGATGGCGCAACAAAACCCCAGCCCAGCCTTCGTAGTAAACCGATGTCTGCATGATCTTGTTCATCCCGGAGATGCTCTGACCAATCCAAACACCTGTCGGCGTGCCATATTCGTATTCAACCTTCAGCCCGTGCCGAGCCAGCGTGTCATCCGCGGTTTTCATCCGCACATCCGCGTCCTCATCCAACTCAAAGCAGATCACCATGAGCTCGCCGATGGTTCGATCCTGAACCCCGTGCATGGTCTCAACCCGAATTGGCGTCTGCACGATATGGTCGAGCAAGACCTTGTCCTCACGTTCCGCTTTAACCTGCAGAAACTCATCTAGGTTGATGCTGTTCAGATACTTCTCGCACTGCGCCATGTCCAAGCGGTTTGTGCTGTAGAGGCTGTGACACCCGGCCATCAACGTGCCTAGCTGGTCGCCGATGCGGCGGTTAGCCAGCACCGTGGCAATGGTCTCCTTGAAGACCAAGATGTTGTGGCGCAGCGTAAACAGGTTGTGCAACTGGCGACCCAGCAGGCGCTGCGGCATATCTCTAGGTATCGACGCGGCAAGCGCCACGAAGTCCTTGAACTCCGACTCCTTCTGCTGTCGCTCCTCATACGTGAAAGAGTCCAGCGGTTTGATCGTCAGCACCGCCGTTCGCGTCAGGTCGGCAGCTTCCTTGAGGCCAACACCAATCGACGACATCAGGAACGACGACCGCATGGTAAACGCCCGGGCCTGATGGTTCGCCGAGCCCTTCAGGATGCGACCTCGACCCTCGCTGGACGCCTGCCTCATCAGGTCAAGCACAGCCTTGCGTCGCGCCGCAGCAGCCATCTTGTTCTCTTTGTCATCGCCTTCCGCTTCGTCGAACACCACGGGCATAGCGTCGTTCTGCACCACCTGCCGAATGCCGGCCTCAGTCGTTGCCCCCAGCGGATAGATAGCCAGATCCCCAAGGCAGGCGCCGGCCACCGTGTTCACCACTGTCGATTTCCCGGAGCCCTGATTGCCCGTGACCCATGCGTGGGTTCGCCAGTCCAGTCCGCCGCACACCACAGCCGTCGCAATCCACCCCGCCAGCAAGTCGCCATAGACAGGCGCATCCCACCGCACCCTGCCACACAGTTCGCGGATCATGCGGCCATCATCGTCCGTCGCGCGGCCATCGAAATTGTCGACGTTCAAGATCAGGTCGCGGCCCTTCTCATATATCCAGCCGCTCTTAAGTCGAACGTGCGAGATTTCCCGCGTCTCCATGTCTGGTCTGCTGACCAAGAGTTTATTCCCAGAATTAAGTATGGCCCTTGGGTCATCCTTACTGTCCTTGTCCAGCCAGATGCCCCGGCCCCGCAGTCGGGTCGGATCATACACCCCAACCTTGTGGCACTGCTCCATCAGCATTACGCCCGACTGTAGCCAGTCAATGCCCTTGCCATCGTCCTTACCTTGAAGACGCCCCCAGTGGTTGATGTCGCCATAGACGTTCAAGCAACCCTTCTGGCTCATCAGCCGGTCTGGCTCGAATACAATCACCTGCTGCTGGTTCTGCAACATCAGCATATATTTGTTGTGATCATGCCCCAGCGGGCGCCATTCGCGAGCCGTCTCCTCGTCGAGATCAGCCCGATCTTCTGGCTGCAGGTTCTCAACAATCATCTCAGGCACCGCCGCCCGCTTCAACTCGCGCCGCAGGATCTCCGTCACGTTCTGCGACTTCACCTTCGCAGGCAGCGCGTCGCCCAGATCCCATCCGTCCGAGAACACAGGGCTCAGAGACACAATCGACACCGCCACGCGATGCTCACCCAGTATCCTCTGAATATCAAGCGCAGCCTCAATGCCCGGCGTGTCGTTGTCCGGCCACACTACGCAGGCATGCCCAGCCAACAGGCTCCAGTCCGTCTGCTCGACAGCCTTCGCGCCGCCCTGCCATGTCGTAATAACCCAGCCCTCAGGCACATATTGCGCTGCACCATCGGCAGCCTTCTCGCCCTCGACGATCAGCACGGGCGCGGCGGGTGAAGCCGCCAGTAAGTCGCCGTTATATAGCGGGCGCGACTTACCGAACCCAGCGGTCAGAAACTTCGTCCCGTCCCAGATGATCGGCCTGATCTCCTTGCGGCCAGTCGGAGGGTTCCACCGCGCCACCGCGCCGAACGCGCCGCCGTCTGCCATGCGGTATACCCACATGGTGTCCGGTTCGCCGCCCATTGACCTGATCAACGAGGACGGCACCGCCACAGGCTCAGGCATAGGCGTGACAATAGCCGGCTGGTCGGTAACGTCTTCCGGCACGAGCGCGCGCAGATCCACCTTACGCATGGGACAGCCCAAGCATTTCAGCAAATCCCTTGAGCGTGTCTTGCAGGCTATCGCCAAACAGCTTCATCGATAGATCAATCATGTCGCCCTTCTCGCCCGTCGCGAAGTCCTGCCAACGCCCGGTGCTGAACGATACGCCCAGCGAGGGGTTGCGGTCTTCGCGCCACGGTGCACAAGCCAAATACCAACCGCCCTGCCGCTTGCCTCCCGGCAACCAGTCCCGGCACAACGCCTCGATGTGAGACGCGCTCAGGCGATCCTTGATGTCACGAATGGAATATGACCGGGCATTGACGGATGCAGCGGGTGGTCGCGGGGACGACTGCGCCCCACTGCTCCTGTGGTTTTTAGGCAAGCCTTGGACAGCGCCACAGTTCCCGGTCATTTAAATAGTATCCCCTTATTACTGCGCCGTCAAACGCAGGAACCGTCAATGCTACAGTTTCAAATTAAACTTGCAAGCCCGGCAGAAAAATTATTCATCGCCGTCAGCGATATAAACCCCGCCGACAAAGCTAAACCTATGGAAACGAACGGGATTTTCAGCCGGCTCATAGACCTTCCCGGCAGCGTCCTTCCAGCGTCCGTATTTGTCCAGCCGTATCCGAAACGCCAGCACCTCAGTATCCGAAGATATTTCCCAACGCTGATCTGATTCGTTAATGCAGTGGCCCATAATCATGGTCGGCTTCCAGCCCTTCTCCCGGTCGCAAGACATCTCCCGGATGAGCGTTTCTCTGCCGCTGACAGGCTCTACTACCTCAAACGGCAGCGTCCCTCTGTCATCGTGCCGGTTCAGATACCGCATTGTCATCTATTACAGCCTCGCAGCAACAGCGCGACGCAGCATCAGCGGCGTGAACCCCCACATCCTCTTGGCCTGCGTATATTCCTTCAGCAGCCCGCCGATCTCCGCGTCAACCGCCTCCATCTCGGCAGCAATACGGTCGCGCCTCTCAAACGCCGCAGCCGCAGCCGCGATCACTTCATGCTCAGTCATCTCTAGCCGTCCTAATCTCTGTCTCGCGCAGCAAATCGGACGCCTGCATAATCGCATCGTTCAACTGCGCTGTCATGATGGACTCGCCGCATTCGTCGACAGCCTTGACCAGATGACCCAGAACCTGAAACGCTCGAACGGCATCACGCCCCGTCAGGTCGCTCGACCTCTCCAAGTGCATCGCCTCGATCAACTGACCCCGCGTAAGCGACTCCAGCAGGTCGCCCAACTGCACCCACGCATCGGCCTCATCCTTGGCCCTGATCCCAAAGCGCAGTGTGAATTCATGGTGTTTCATCACAAGTCCCCTTCCCATTCCAATCCGTCTGAAAGATTCAGTATCGCCGCCAGCAAGTCCCTCGGCAGCGCCTTAGGATCCACTGACACGCCCAGCATCTCAAGCTCGTCAACCTCAACGGTGTCCAGCACAGGTTCCCACCATGTTGGTGAGCTACTGACACCATAGTCGTTCCGCTCCATCTGGCAGATAAACGACACGTTCAGATCTTCGCTCTCGTATTTCGCGCTTGCGGTCATCATGCGGCGTCTTCCCTGTTAAATGGCAGAGGTGCAAACCCCCGCTTCGCCAACCCGGCCACAATTTTACGCTCAAGTTCTCGCGTAGCCCTACGCACAGAGTCATCCGTCATGGAGCCTCCGGTTCCATACGCACCCTGAACGAGCGATGGCTCATGGTCACGGTTCCGGCGCGTTCCAAGCGGTCGCTTCTGGTGATCCAATGCGAATGTAGCTCGGCGCGAATGAACGTAATCGCGCACGGTGAACACCGAGATGCCATTTTCAATCGCAAGTTCTCTCATCGTCTGTTTTCCAGTCAAATAGGCGTCAGCTATCATGACCCAGTATAACTGCCGTCCTGCGAGCTGGGCTGCGTCTTCTGCTTCCGCCTCGCGGACACGCGCTTGTGACGATGAAACAAAAACTCCATCGTCTGCTGCGTCTCCTCCAGCCGCTTCAATTCGCGCCGCTCGCCGGGGGTCATGTAGGTCTGCTCCCTGATCTGTCGCAATTGCAGGATGCGAGGCAACCCCGGCGTCCTGAATAGCGGGTCGATCTCGTAGTCCATGATGCGCTTGGCCATGTGAATTACTCATTGGGGGTTTCCTGTTCTTTCGCTGCGAGGTGTTCGCCAGTTTCATAGCGGGCCGCTAAAACGCTCGGTAGCCCGGTGCTATAAAGCGCACTCATCGCCCGCAAGTCCGCCACAATCGCAGCCGTTGCCCGGCGCTCGCCTTCCGCCCTCAGCATATCACGCGCCGCTACCTTCAATCTCTCTGTCTCAGTCATTGGTCTGCTCCTTAGCTTGCGCTACGAAATTGGCATATCTGACTAGTATAGTTCGCTTGCGGCCATCTTTGCGCTTCAGTTCTGTCACGCCGCCATCCATGGAATACATAAGCGCATAGTGCCGAGCATGGCCTTCGTTAGTTGACGACGCGACCTTGTGGCCGCACTGCCATATTTCAAAATCTGTCGCCATCACACTTCTTTCCCGCGCAGTCTCCCGATCTCAGTCATCGGTCTGCTCCTTAGTTTGCGCTGCAATGGCGGCGTTATAAACCTTGTTGGCGTCGGCGTCCCGGTCAGCATTGGCGGCGTCTATGGCGGCGTCCCATGCGGCGTATGCGGCGTCTATGGCGGCGTATGCGGCGTCCAATGCGGCGTCCCGAGCGGCGGTCAATCTCTCAATCTCAGTCATTGGTCGGTCTCCTTCTCTTGCGCTGCGAGGGCGGTGAGGTAGGCGGCAATGGCGGCGTCGTAAGCGGCGGAGGCGTCGCGGGCGGCGGCGGCGGCGATGGTTGCGGCGTAGTGGGCTGCGAGTGCGGCATCCCGTGCAGCCTTCAGTTTCTCTAATTCAGTCATTGTTATGCTCCTTAGTTTGCGCTGCGAGGGTGGCGAGGTAGGCGGCAATGGCGGCGTCGAGTTCGGCCTTCAATTTCTCCAGATCAGTCATGGGTCAGTCTCCTATCTGTACGGGATGGCGGATAGCCACGGCGCGAAAGCGATGGCGAGGACTAACAGCAGGGCCGCCAGCGCCCCTATGCCGGTAAAGCGGCGCTTGCCGCTGCGGTTGGGGTCGCGGCTCACCATGTCAGTATCCAGCCCGCGATCATCGTAGCCACAGACAGCAGCCACAGACAGGCCATCATGCCAGCCGCGCGCTGCGCCATGCGGTTAAGGCGCTGCTGGCGCTGGATCATCTCCGTTACCGTGAGGTGCCGCTTCATGACGCGAACATCATCAAAACGATCAGGATCAACAGCGCAACCACCATGCCAGCCACCCCGGCGGCAGCGTAGCCAATGGCAAGCGCGACGATCAATAACAAACAGCCCATCTCAATTCACCACGATTTCGCGGCGAAGGCTCATGCGGTAATCGTGGCGACCTGAACCGTCGCGCTCTACGTCCTCGTCCTCCTCGCCGATCCTGATCATCTCCCAATGCGCCGTAGCGCCCTCCTCGTCCGTGGAAAACGCAACGTCGAACGCAACCGTAGCGACAACAGCCGCCTGAACGAATGCATAGTCCGCATACCACTTAACATCGCTATACCGGACAAGCACCATGCCATCGGCGTCCTCGATCTCGCACCAGTCCTTCGGCCAGTGCTGCTCTACCCATGACGAAACCGACGCATCCCCCGGCTTAACCGGGTAAAACGCGAACAACAAATCACTGCGATAGCCCATCAGATTTTCCCTTCTTCTTCGCAAACTTTCGCAAACAGCCGCGCCCATTCTGCCAGCGCCTCGCGCGTCCGGGCCGCAGCCGCGTCACGTTCAGCCCGCGCCATCAGGTAGCGCACCCCGGCCTCATTGGCCTCCTTGACAGCCTGCAAGCGCCGCCTCTCGGCCAGCCCCGTCCAGTCAGTGCGCCCGCCCCGTATCCCCGCCAGCCAATCGGCGCGCGTTACATCCCCGCTCATGCGTCAGCCTCCACTTCCCGGTAATCCTCAATCATGTGCCGCGCAATCTCCGGCCAATTGACGTCGCTCAGAAAAGCAAGCGCATAATCCAGCACAAGCCCGGAGCCGTTCGCCGACAGCGTGTCGTAAGCCATCTCCCGCAGCGAATCGCCAAGGTCATAGGCGTCTAGGTCGTTGTCGCTGGCAAAATCGCCACCATCGAACATCTCCAGATTGACGCGCCATGTCGCGTAATTCGTCCAGCCGTTGTATTTCTCGTTAGTCATCATTCTTCCCCTTTCGTTTGCTTAATCAACGCGGACACTATCAGCCGCAGCCTCATCGCCTCAGCCGAAGCGCCCCGGCACTCTACTGAAACAATCGTTTCCAAAACCGCCAGCATCAGGTGCACAATATCCCGCGCCGTCTTCAGGTCGCGCGATACATCCCGCATATGCGAGCCAGCCGGTGCTTCCAGCGCGTCCGCCGCATAGCCCAGCGATCCCGCCGCCTCGCGCAAAACATCATCGACGCTGATCATCATGCTGCCACCTTATAATGCTTCGCGCCTGCCCCATGCGGCTCTATCTGTATCGATACCGGCGAGCCGCTCGTGGCTCCCATGCACAACCGGCAAGCCGCGCATTGCGTCCGCTTGCCAGCCTCTTCACTCGCCGGGCAATTGATCTCGCGCCCCTTCGTGGCCGACTGTCCTACCCGGAACGTGCGATAGCCGCGCAGCCATGCCGCTTTCGCATCCGCCAGTGTGTCAGCGCTCGCCATCACAAGCCGCGACCAGCCCGCCGCCGCCGTCCGCCATTGGTGCGTGTAGCCTGTCCATCCCGCCGCTTTCGAAATCAGCGCCTCCCAAACGGCAATGGGGACAGCCGCCGGATCGCCATAGGTTCCAAGCCGCACCATCTTACCCGCGACAACGTCCGCAACCGCCTCAGGCGATGCCAGCGGATAGATGCCGCGCGCGTAGGATTTATAGACGCTCGCAGGCCCGTGAATCAGCGTCACATAACAAGACCGACCATTGCCGGTGCCATCGCCGCGATGCACACAGTCGCCACAAATCGATTTGTCCGCGCCAGTCTGCACCGCATCAACCGGATGCATATCCGGGCGGATGATATACGTCTGAACCATTTTGCCGGTCTTCGTGTTGCGACTGCCCCGGATGCCAGTAACAACCGCAATGATCCGCTCGCCGTCAATAGCGGATGGCCCGTCGTAAATGACGTAGCCGCAAATCGGACGTTTCCGCGCGCTCATGCTGCCACTTCCGCTTCGATCACATAGATCATCCCGCCCGGCATATACGCATCAGCGCAGCCCGGATGATCCGCGTCCCGTTCAAAGCAAATCGGATGCAGCGCCTCGACATAGCCGCAAGCCTCCTCAAACGTCGCAAATGCCGCGCGAAAGCTGCGGCGGGTCGCGTTCGTCGTATCGTAAACAGCAAACATATTAAACCCCTATCGCTGTCGGTTTCCGTTAAACCGTCACACAGCCATAAACGCATTTTACGACCGCACAAACTAAAATCAGCACATTACCGAAATGTAATAATCGGACGCGCCAAAAACCCGGAAATGAACCAAAAGTGTTTCAGGGTGTTTCATCTAAGTCATTGATATTGCTAGGGGTGAAACAGGGTGAAACAGGGGGTGTTTCATACCTATGTATATGAAAACAAAAGCCGATTCGGCAAAGTGAAACAGAATGCGAAAATATACAGCCCTATATAGAGATATATATAAGTGTATTACTCAACTAACACACTAAAAAACTAGGGGGATATATATATTATATTTCTGTTTCATATATAGATATATATAAGAAAGGGGAAGGTTTTCAATGACTTAAACTGAAACAGGGGGTGTTTCAAAATGGCAAAACCTGTTTCAAAACAACGATTCCGCTTTTGTTTTCAAGCGCTTGCTCTGTTTCATCACAGATAGGCTCAGCGTTAAACCGCCGCTGTAAATTGGGCAGGCGGATAGGCTCTGTGCCGGGAGATATGCGCCGGGTGCATGGCCGGGTTTAAGGCTCTCTCAGCGCGTCCGGGCGCTAGGGGCGGCCCTGGGTGCCAAACAGGCGCTGGCGGCTCTGTGCGGTGCCTCTGGCGGGCCGGGAGCGGGCAAAGAAAAGCCCGCCGGGTTAGGGCGGGCTAGGTGCGGGGTGGGGGTGGGATCAGTTATAGATCAGGCCGGGGCATGGGGGCATGGAGTCCCATAGAGCCGGTGGCAGGGCTGGCGCGTCGGCCATGCGCACACAGGCCCCGTAGGAACCATGCTCGATGCTTTGCGAGGTGTAGCGAGGGTTGTACCTCAAGCGAAGCTCTAGCAGCCGTTCTAGGGCCTCTGGCGGGGCTTCACGGGCGCGGCGCTCCATTTGCAGAAACACAGCTTCCGCCGTGGCTCCCTCGACGTAGAGGGGGCGATAGCTGCCCAGAAAATAGATCGTGCCGATGTAGTGGGTCATGGTTCGTTTTCCTCTTTAGGCTTAACCGAAAGGGTTAAGATTGCCTATGGTTCGTTTCTCTGTGTGGCTTTAACCAAACGGGTTAAGGTGTGGGGGAAGCCTAAGCCTCCCCCGGTGTGATTAGGCTGTCAGCCCGCAAGCCTCGATAAACCGGGTGCGGTCAAATCGGGGGTTGTCTTGCCGCAACTGGTCGGCCAGCCGCAGCGCCACGCTACGGACGCCGATACGCTCCCCGGTTAACACCTCGCGCATGCCAGCCGGCTCCCGGTCAATGTCGGCCAGCAACTGGCGGATCGCGTCGGCGATTAGGATGTAGTCCTTGCGTGTCATGGTGTTGGTTCCTCTCTCTGAATCAGGCGGCGTTGCGGCGAGCGGCATAGATCGCGGTAAGCGCGTCGGCAGCCCTTCTGTGTATGCCTTCGATGATGGGTAAAGCCGACCGGCGCGCGTCGCCCGGCGCGGTGCGGTAACGCAGTTGGCAATCGCGGGCGTTCAATGCTTGGAGCATGATCTCAAGCTGTTCTTCGGTCAGGGTGAGTGTTGCGTTCATGGTGTGGTTCCCTTCGATGATGTGGGGCGACCTGAGCCGCCCCGGTTGATCAGGCGTTGAGCTCGGCGAGCTCGTTAAGCTTGGCCTGCTGCTCGGGCGTGAAGCGGCCCCAGAAGTCGGCGACGCAATCCATGCCGTAGCAAGGTTCTTCGCTTTCCTCGGGCGAGGGTGCCGTGTAAGCCGGGACGCAAGACCAAAGGGCTTCGTACAGATTGCCAAAGCTGAACACGCCGTTCCAGCATTCAGCCACCGTGTCGGGGGTGAGGATCGTCAGCGCAACGTGCGGGGTGATGTTCGTATTCATTTTCTCGGTTCCTTTTCCACTCGGTGCGGCTCGGTGCCGCCTCATCGCCATTAAGGCCCGTCAACCGTAGTGTCAACAAGAAACGTCAGCAGCCAGCCCGTAACGCTGCGCATACGTTGTCGGCGATGCATCATCATTGCCCGGGCCGGATCGCCAGCCCCAGCCCGTCCGGCGGCTACCAGCGACCCCCACCCACCCACTTTGCCCGGCGAGGCCCCGCCTCTCATACATATATACCCACTCTCCCTTAAATTTTCCTCAGAATTTCATCCCCTTTATTAAACACCCCTACCCCCTAAAAGACCCCCCTTTGTTTTTATCGGCGGTTCCATTATGTTTATTTTATTGCTCCGGCTTGACAGGTTGATTATGTTAGCTGACATTACAGGGGTGTGTGATTATGTTTGACGAACTGGGTGCATTAGCGACGGTGACGCCTGCTGAGCGGGACGTTATTTTTGCGCGCGTGTATGCTGAGCAGCGTGGATTAAAGAAGGCGAATGCTGCTGAGATTGCGTGCGTCCGGGCTGGGATTACGAGTCCTGAGTTGAACATGTCTGTGGTTGCGTCTCGGCAGTTGGCTCGGCCTGAGGTTCAGCGTTTGATTATGGAGGCTGAGTCAGAGGGGTTTTTGACGGAGCGTCGTGATTACACGCGTGATTTGTTTTTGGACGAGTTACAGGCTGTGGTTCAGGCGGCGATGGGTGCGGGTGCGTATCCGAGTGCGATTAACGCTGTGAAGGCGCAGGCGCAGTTGCTGGGGATGTTGGATCAGACGGTGAATGTGAATCACACGGTGAGTGCGAAGGAGTTAGATTTGGCGACGTTGCGGGCGATGGTTGCGGATCGGGCGAGGCCGGTGAATGTGATTGAGGCGAGTGTGAACCGCGAGGTTCTGGGAGAGTGAGCGACGATCTGCAGTTTGAGGACTTGCTGCTGGAGTTGGTTCGCCGCGAGGAGGCGATGGCATCGTTTGCGAAGTATGTTGAGTATGTGAGCGGGCTGGTGCCGCCGCCGCATTTGAAGTTGGTGTGTGATAAGCTGGACGCGGTTGCGCGTGGCGAGATCAAGCGGTTGATGATCAGCATGCCACCGGGTCATGGGAAGTCGTTTGCGGCATCGCACTATTTCCCGGCGTATTATTTGGCGAAGAACCCGACGAAGAACGTGATCTTTAGTACGCACAAGCAGGAGTTATCGGATTCGTTTGGTTTGAAGGTTCGCAACGTCATCAAGGGCGATGAGCACCGCCGGCTGTTTCCGGGTGTTGGGATTAATCCGGACAAGACGGCGGCTGGGGAGTGGATGACGACGGAGGCGGGTGGTTATCACGCGACGGCGGTTGGTGCGAACGTGACGGGTCGTCGTGGGGACATATTGATTGGGGACGATTTGCTTTCGGGGATTCAGGCGGCGGAATCGGAGAGTGAGCGGAATAAATTATGGGCTTGGTACGGCGCTGATTTTTTTACGCGTCGTAAGAACAAGGACACGCCGATTGTTCTGATTGGCACGCGTTGGCATTTGGGCGACCACATGGGTCGCTTGGATCAGGCTGAGCGTGACGGTCAGGGTGAGAAGTGGGAGCGGGTGATTTTGCCCGCGCTGGCGGTGGATAAGGACATTCTGGGGCGCAAGCCCGGGGATGCACTGTGGCCGGAGCAGTTCCCGGAAGAGGAACTCGAGAATATCCGCCGCCAGCCTTCCACGACGAGTCGCATTTGGTCGTCGTTGTATCAGCAGAACCCGGTCGTTGATGACGGTGGGATCATTGATCAGAAGTGGTTTAAGTGGTGGCGGTCGCCTGAGCCGCCGAAGGTGAAGTATGTTCTGCAGGCATGGGACACGGCGCTGACGGCGAACAAGACATCGGCGTTTAGTGCGTCGACGACGTGGGGTGTGTTTGACGACGACACGGGGATTCCGAATATTATTCTGTTGAGTGCGTGGCGGGATCGTGCGGAGTGGCCTGTGCTGCGCCGGATGTGTCAGCGTATGGCGACGGACTATCGGGACGATAACTACAAGCTACCGATCAAGCCATCACGGGAGCGGGCGCCGGACACGGTGTTGGTTGAGGCAAAGGCGAATGGTCAGATGCTGATACAGGATCTGGGTCGTGCTGGGATTGTGGCGACGCCGTTTAATCCGGATAAGTTTGGCGACAAGATTGCGCGGGTTCGGCTGGTGACGGATCTGATTGAGAACGGCAGGGTGTGGCTGCCGACGATGAAGAATTCGCAGGATCAGTTGCGTCCGTGGGCGCAGGATTTTATGGAGCAGTGCGTGAAGTTTCCCGCGGCGGATTCGCGGGACTGGGTTGATACGATGACGATGGCGTTTTTGCGGATTAAACAATCGGGCTGGGTTCAGAATACGGAGGATCCGTATGAAGCGAAGTATGATACGCCGCTTGAGCGTGTTGAGTTTTACTGGTAGGAACGATCATGGCTCGCAGACCGACCACAATAGAAGACACGCTCCGCCCTGCGTTTGAGGGTATTGGCGGCATTGAATTGGACATGCCGTCGGAGGGCGCTGACATCGAGATCGAGGACGCTGGTCCTGCGATGTTGGACGGCGCCGAATTCACGGAGATGGACGACGGCGGGGTCGAGATTGATTTTGAGCCTCAGGAGGATCTCCCGGAGGAGGCTGCGTTTGACGCGAACTTAGCGCTGTACATGGACGACATGGACATGAATGCGCTGGGCGAGATGCTGCTGAGCGGCGTCGAGGAAGACCGTCAGTCGCGAGGCGACTGGGAAGCGACGATGACCGAGGGCATTAAGCTCATGGGTCTGAAGATTGAAGAGCGCACGATGCCGTTCAAGGGCGCATGCGGTGTGTATGACCCGCTGATGGCGGAAGCTGTAATTCGTTGGCAGGCTGTGGCCGCTGGCGAGTTGCTGCCGGCGGCGGGTCCAGTGAAGACGCAGGTGATTGGCGTTGCGAACGAGCAGTTGGATGCGCAGGCGTCGCGGGTTCAGCAGTTCATGAACCTGTATCTGACGGAATTGGCGCCGGAGTTCTACGAAGAATTTGACCAGATGCTGTTCTGGCTGCCGCTGGTGGGTTCGACGTTTAAGAAGACGTATCAGGATCGGCTGTTGGGTCGTCCGGTAAGTCGCTTTGTGCTGCCGGATAATTTTATTGCGTCGTATGGCACGACGGATTTGGCGACCTCGCCGCGGTTCTGCCACATAACGTCGATGACGCGCCGGAATTTCCGTCTGGCGCAGTTGGCCAAGGTTTACCGGGACGTTGATGTGGGTGATCCGCAGGACGACGGCAGCGAGCAGACGCCGATTCAGGCGCAGGTTGACGGCGTTCAGGGCGTAGAGCCGGGCGCTGAGGGAACCGAAGAGTATAAGATTTACGAGGTGTACGCGGATTTGAACCTCTCGGGGTTTGAGAACGATGACGGAATACCGTTGCCGTATATCGTGACGATTGAAGAGGGTGCGCGGAAGGTTCTGTCGATCTATCGCAATTACGACGAGGCGGACCCGACGTTTCAGCGCAAGGATCTGTTCACGCACTATAAGTTCATGCCGGGCGTTGGGTTCTACGGTCTGGGCTATGCGCACTTGCTGGGGAACTCGGCGAAGACGGCAACGTCGATCCGCCGTCAGTTGATTGACGCCGGCACGCTGAATAACTTCCCGGGCGGCTTGCGCGTCAAGGGTATGCGGCTGGACGATAACAACATCGGGATCGGCCCGACGGAGTTCCGCGAAATAGACACGGGCGGGCTGCCAATTCAGAACGCGATTATGACGATGCCCTACAAGGAGCCATCGCAGGTGTCGCTGCAGTTGCTGCAGGAGACGTATGAGGGCGCACGGAATCTGGCAAACACCGCTGAGATAGCCGTTGGTGAGGGGCGTCAGGATGCGCCGGTAGGCACGACGGTGGCGCTGATGGAGGCTGCGACCCGATTGCAGTCGGCGACCCTGAAGCGGTGCCACAGGGCGTTCAGTCGCGAACTGAAGTTGATTGCCGGCCTGTTTGGTAAATACCTGCCCGATGAGCCGTATCCGTTCCCGGTCCGCGGCGGCATGGCTGCGATCATGCGTGAGGATTTCTCGAACAACATCGACGTTATCCCGGTATCAGATCCGAACATTTCGTCGTCGGCTCAGCGGATGATGCGGGCTGAGGCGTTGCTGCGGTTTGCGACGCAGCAGCCGGACCAGCACAATCTGCGGGAAGCGTATCGGCAGATGTATGTCGAGATGGGCGTTCCTGATGAGAAGATTGAATTGCTGTTGGCGCCTGAGCGCGCGAAGCCAATGCCGCTGGATCCGCTGACGGAGAATCAGAACGCGATTGTGGGCATGCCGTTGATTGCTGGCGCGTATCAGGATCACGACGCGCACATCGCGGCACACGCGCCGATTGCGCAGGACAATCCGGCGCTTCAGGCGCACATCAATGAGCACTTGGCGCTGAAGATGCGCCAGCAGGTCGAGCAGATGATTGGCCAGCCGCTACCGCCTCCGGGTATGCCGATGCCGCCGGAAATGGAAAACCAGATTGCGGTCATGGTGGCGAAGGCCATGCAGCAGTTGGCGCCATCGTATAAGCCGCAGCCTGAAGTTGATCAGATGGCGCAGGTTGAGATGCAGAAGCTGCAGCTCCGGGATGCTGACAGCCGGCGCGACGCTGAAGTTGAGATTGCAAAAGCGCAGATGGAAGCGCAGACTGACGCAGCAAACCGTACATCACGAGAAAAGATTGCCGCAATGAAGCTGCAGTCAGAAGCCATGCGGAACATTGGAGGTTTTCAATGAAGAATACTGACCTGCGCGCCAAGGCCCGTGCGATTTTCGGCTCGGCGGTTGCTGAGCCCATGCCGAACCAGCCGAACGGTGCGAAGGCGCTTCAGCAGCGCGCAAACGCCCGTCCGATCCCGACCTATAAGGTTGGTGGCGCAGTGAAGAAGATGCCAATGCCGGGTGACAGCGTCGCTTCGGGAAACCGCATGTCGAAGATGGAGGCCGACGAAAGCCGCTTCATGGACATGCTGGACAAGAAGAAGAAGATGCCGTCGGCCCGCGATGCGGTTGATAGCGGCAATCGCATGTCGAAGATGGAAGGCGCTGAGATGCGCAAGATGAAGATGGCCAAGGGCGGTAAGGCCGGCAGGTACGCTGACGGCGGCAACGTTGGAGAGAATGAAATCAAGGTCACCGGTAATAGATATATCCCCCAGAACGTAAGCTATAATATGCCGCCAATGGGAAGCAACGCGGGCGAATCTATGGGTTCCGGTATGCAGGCAGGCGGCGGTAGTGGCAGCGTTCCCTATGCTCCAGTTGCTCCGCGTCCAACCGTGAAGCGCGCTCCTCCGCTGGGAATCCGTAGTACGGCTGGTTATACCGGTCCGACAGTCGATGTCGGCGAGGGTCGCGCATCTTTCGGCAAAGGCCCCGGTCGCTCGATTGGTGTTGGTTATGGCAGGCAATTTAAAAACGGCGGCAAGGTTCAGACGGCGTCTGACACCGCGCGTAAGCTGGCCACTGAGATGGGCGGCATGAGGAAGGGCGGCAAAGTCAAACCTGTTAGCGTCGACATGGAAGGGCTGGAGTCAATGACCCGGTCCATGCGTCCTGCCGTAAAAGATGATCTTGAAACGAAGGTGATGCAGGCTCGCAACCTTGCAGCCACGCAAAAGCGCGAAATGGAAGAAACGGCTCCGAAGAAGCAGTCGTTTAATCAGGCGTTTGGAGCGGCTAGAGAGCGCGGCGATAAAACGTTCTCTTGGAACGGCGGCAGCTACGGCACCCAGTTAAAGGGTGAGACGCCTGCGGCTCGTCCGGCTGCGGCTGCGCCGGCACCTCGTGAGGCCGCGCCAGCACCTCGTGCGGCTGCGCCTGAGGCTCGTAAGGCTGCACCAGCGCCTCGTGAGGCTGCGCCGGCACCTCGTGCGGCTGCACCAGCGCCTCGTGCAGCTGCTGCGCCGGGCCGGATGGGATTTCAAAATGCCGCGCCCGCGCTCTCTAAGGCTAAAAGCGCTATTGACCGCGGTCTTGGCGGTATCGATGCATTTTTTGAAGCCGCTAATGCTGGCGCTGGCGGAGCAGAAAGAGCGCGGCTGGCAAACAAAGCGGCGGCGGAAACCAAGCGTGCTAAGGCAAAAAAGAATTACAACCCTTCAAGCGCAGCGAGCAATTTAGAGATGGCGCTCGGAGGCTATGCCAAGGGTGGCAAGGCCAAGGCTCCTCCCAAGAGCGGCCTCGCTGTCATGATAGCGATTGGTAAGCCAATGAAGCCCGCCAAGAAAATGAACGGTGGCCCAATGGCTGCGCGTTCGATGGACATGGAGTCGTCGAAGGTAACGCGTCAGATGGCTGGCGGCGGCGATCCTATGGGCTATGCAGCCGGCGGCGCTGGAAAGACGCGCAAGGGTCAGGCGCCTATCAAGAAGGCTCAGGGCGGCGCTGCTAAGGTCCGCAAGGGCATGATGACGCCAGAGGGCAACATCACCCATGCTATGAACAAGATACGAGGCTAATAATAATTCCGCAGAAGGTGGTCAAAGAACATACCGCTGCAAAAAAGAAGTTATAAAAACTACCGGAGAGAGTGAATGTCAGCCGAGGAACTCGGTCGCCGCGCAGTTGAGCGCATAGTGGAACTGCGCGACCGCGCCAGCGAATACACTTTAAATGTCCGGTTTAGGCCGTCAACGTATGGGGACAAGCACATCCCCGCGCTGACGGCTGAAGAGATTGCCCTTCAGGTTCTGGAGGGTAATGCGTTGGTGCGCGCCTATACGGCTGCGATTGGAGCCATCAACGAAGAGTACAAGCGTATGCTGCAGCCAGACGAAGATAAAAAACCGGAAATAAAAAGAGGGAGTATGTACTAATGAGTATGAGCAACATCGAGCCGCACGAAGAGGCTCTGGCCAAGAAGCTGATTGACGACGAGTTCACCTTCATGACGGACCGTCCGTTTGATATGCGGCCCGCAGGGTATCTCGTGGCGGTTAAGATCTACGTTCGTCCAGAAGAGCTAAAGACGATCAAGCAGGATGACGGGACGGAAGTCACGCTGTATCTGCCGGACACAGTGCGCGCTGAAGACAAGTATTCTTCGGTGTCTGCGTTGGTGTGCGCTGTTGGACCGGAAGCCTATCAGGGCGAAAAGTTCGAGCGCTCCGGCCCTTGGTGCAAGGTCGGCGACTGGATCCTGATCCCGCGCTACGAATCGACGATGGTTTCCTATCGCGGTGTCGCAATGGCTTTGCTGCCTGATGACCGTGTGATGGCCGTAATTAGCGGACCGGAAGACGTTATGTCCGGTAAGTTTGCTGGAAACTTTTAAGGAGTAGAGCATGTCTAACGACCCAGAAGTGCAAGATATTCCATACGACGACGAGAGCAGGCTCGAAGACGTTGATATTGAGATCACAGAAGACGATCTCGGGCAACGGATTGAGGATGACGAAGAGTCTGAAGATGCCGAGGAAGAGCAACTCGAAGAGCCCGAAGAGGTTGCCGAGCAGGAGGAGCCTGAAGAAGAGGAGCCTCCCAAGCGTCGTCACACGGCTGATAAGCGCATTACTGAATTAGCGCGTAAGGCAGCCGATGCAGAAAGGCGCGCTCAGGAAGCGGAAGTGCGCCTGCAGAAGGAATCGCACCTGCGTGAGCAGTCTGAGCAGGCCATGATGACGCACTACAGGAATAACCTGAACGTCACCGCAATGGACCTGAAGCAGAAGCTCGCAGAAGCTCGTTCTATGATGGACAATGAGAAGATCGACGATCTTCAATATCAGTTCACCAAAACAATGAACGACCTTGAAGCGGTGACTAACTGGGAGCGTGAGCAGCAGGACAAGGCCGCTCGGCCCGCTCCTGTTCAGCAAGCGGCCCCGGCAGAGCAGCAGCGCCAGCAGGTATCGTTGGAGCCTCGTACCGCAGGATGGATCCAGAAGAACACTTGGTTCCAACCTAAGTCTGAGGACTTTGATTCCGAAATGCACGAAGAGGCCACCACCTACGCACGTCGCGTAGAACGTCGCTTTCGCGCTGAGGATCGTAACGACGAGATCGGCGGCGTTGAGTACTTCACGGAAATTGATCGGCACATGCGCCGGGAATTCCCTGACGCGTTCTCAGCGCCATCAACCCCATCCAAGAAGGCACCGCCAATGAGCCGTGATTCGACTGTTGCGCCCGTTCAGCGTTCTGCTCCGGGGCAGCCCACCAAGACCTCAAAGATGGTCAGGCTTTCCGCTGATCAGCGCCAAATGGCACGTCAGATGGGGCAGTCGGGCGCCTACCGCAACCCAAACGGGTCGCGCATGACGGATCTTGAGGCCGAAAAATACTACGCTATTCACATGACAAAATCAGGTAAGGGAGCATAACAATGGCTCGTTCTTCACGCATTAGCACGACACGCGCCGCCGAATCCCGTGAAACAGGACTGCGCAAGCGTCCTGAAACTCACTTCAATTCCAAGCTGTATGTTCCGAAGGATAAGATTCCTTCCGGCATGACCTATGCTTGGGTTCGCGAATCGACTCTGAACGAGCCAGATCCCGACAACATGACCGACCGCATGATCCGCGGTTGGCAGCCTGTTCCAGCCAGTCGTCATCCAGAGATGGTGCCGCCGCCGCTTCCGGGCTATGAAGGCACGGAGACCATGGTAATCCGCCGTGGTGGCCTGATGCTCTGCGAGTGCTCAACTCGCGATGTTGAAGAGCGCATTCGCGACCGTGACTTTGAAAATATTGAGACTCTGCAGGACGTGGCATGGACTGGGCAGAACGACCCGAACCTGCCTCGCTTTGAAGACAAAGACAGCGGCGTGGCGTTTGAGCGCGTTACCTCGTTCAAGGATTAAGCTCCGGTCCACGGTGTGTCCTACTATCACTGTGGCAACTGCCCTCGCTCGGGAAACTGGGCGGGGGCCTTTTTTTATAAACTGTGTTGACAGTCGTTTTGTTTAGGCATAATTTACGCCCTACCGACGCCACGTAACGTACCGTGGTCCCTGAGTATGGCAGACTCGCACCGAGGCTACGTCACGTATCGTAGTAAGAATCGATGGCCGTTACGTACCGGCAGAAACCCACCTTTTAACTTTAGCATGGAGATTCCGTATGGCTTACGGTACCAATGCGCCTCAGGGGCTTGTCCCCGTCAAGAAGCTGGATGGCTCTGCTTGGACTGGCGCGACCAATCCTTATCAAATCGCTAACGTGTACGCGACCGCGATCTTCCGTGGTGATCCCGTTGGGGTTCTCGCTGACGGCACCCTCGGCGTCGGCGTTGCTGGCTCGACCATCACTGGCGTTTTCTGGGGTGTCAAGTTCATTGACAGCACCGGTCGCGTCCGTTTTGAGAACTACTGGCCCGGCAATCCCGGCGTTCAGACAGGTTCGAGCGTTGAAGCTCTCGTCATCGATGATTTCAACACCGTGTTCACCATTCAGGAAACGAGCGGCACTGGCACTGCGGGCACCCCGCTGGCTCTTGCTGATCGCGGCCTGAACGCGAACTTCCTGTACACCGCCGGTTCCACCGCTACGGGTACGTCTGCTGTCTCGCTGAACAACGCGACGGAAGCCGACACCTCAACGTTGAACCTGAAGATCCTGCAGCTGGACCCGACTCCGGGTAACGTTATTGGGGCCTTCGCTAACTGGCACGTTATCATGAACAATCAGTCCTATCGGGCTGGTGTGACTGGTATCTAATCGGTCCAGCAGGGAGATTTGAAAAATGGCTATTAATACCACCGCAATCCGCGATCTGCTCCGGCCCGGTTTGGCCGCCGTATTTGGCGACTATCCGATGTATCCGGGCCAGTGGTCGGAGATCTTCGAGAAGCACACGTCCGATAAGGCCGTTGAAATCGAAGTCGAAGTCAAGCTGCTCGGCTTGGCTCAGATCAAGGCAGAAGGCGCCTCGACCGCTTACGGCGAAATGGGCCAGCGCTTCGTAACGAACTACGTGAATCGTTACACCAGCATTGGTTTCATCATCACCCGTCAGGCGATCAAGGACAACCTGTACAAGTCGTCGTTCCCGCTGCAGGCGAAGGCTCTTCGTCAGTCGATGGAACAGACCAAGGAAGTTCTTGGAGCATCCGTTCTCAACAACGGCTTCTCGGCAAACTTCCCGATTGGCGATGGTCAGCCGCTGTTCTCGACGGCTCACCCCATCGACAACGGCACCGTTGCGAACACCTTCACGATTCAAGCAGACCTGAACGAAACCTCGCTTCAGGATGCTATCGTTGGTGTTCAGCGCTTCCGTGATGCTGCGGGCCTCCGCATCATGACGAAGCCGACGAAGCTGGTTGTTCCGGCAGAACTGCAGTGGACGGCTACCCGCCTGCTCCAGTCGCAGTTCCGCGTCGACACGGCGAACAACGACATTAACGCGATCTACAACAACTCGGCGGTTCCGCAGGGTCATCGCGTTAACATGTTCCTGACCGACACGAACGGCTGGTTCCTGCTGACCGACGCTCCGAATGGCTTCAAGTACTACGAGCGTGAAACCCTTGAAACCGATGTCTACACGGACTTCGACACCGACAACCTCAAGGCGAAAGCCATTGAGCGTTACTCGTTCGGCTGCTCGAACTTCCGCGCAGGCTGGGGTTCGCAGGGCGCTTCGTAAATCCCGGGGGTGGGGCTTCGGCCCCACCCTTAGCTATGGAGAAACATCATGACTCATTTCTCTGACGGCGTTCGGGCTGGTAGGAATTTCGCCAACAACGGCACTGCAAGTCTGCCCGGCGTCTCTATGTCGCCGATCAACGTCTATGATATCGTCCCGGTTGCACTGGACGCTGACGGCATCTGCGCTCAGCAGACGCTGGCTGGTGCCGGCGCTGCCCTGCTGAACGGCGCTCTGGCTTCAAGCGGCACCGTCACTCTTGATGTTCCCCGGAACGTCATCGTCGACGCTGCTGGCGCCGCCACTGCTGTTCTGACCGTGACTGGCACTGACACCTATGGCATTCCGATGTCAGAGGCGATCACGTTGAATGGCGCGACTGCCGTTGCCGGCAAGAAGGCTTTTAAGACGATTACCAGCATCGCGGCTTCTGCTGCAGCCACCGATTTCTTCGTTGGCACTGGTGACGTTTTCGGCCTCCCCATCCTTGCGAACAGCCGTAACTACGTGCTGACCGCGTGGAACGGCGCCTTTGTGACGACCGGCACGTTCGTGGCGGCTGTTGCTACCAGCCCGGCTACAACCACGACTGGTGACGTTCGCGGCACCTACTCGGTTCCGGACGCCGCTGACGCCTCCAAACGCCTGACTCTCTGGGTCTTTGTCTTGGACGACGACACGCAGACTGGTCTGTACGGCGTTACTCAAGCCTAATGATTGGGGCGGCCTTCGGGTCGCCCCAGTTATATGGAGACCGAGATGCGCGCTAAAAAAGATTTTCAGTTCAAGGCTGAACATAAGAACCCCAAGGGTGGCCTCAGCGAGGCTGGCCGGAAGGCTTACAACTCAGCCACCGGCAGCAACCTCAAGCGCCCTCAGCCCGAAGGCGGCGCCCGCCGCGATAGCTTTTGCGCCCGATCCGCTGGCCAAATGAAGATGTTCCCTAAAGCGGCGAAGGACCCGGAATCCCGGTTGCGCCTCGCCCGCAAAAAATGGAATTGCTGATATGCGCGGTAAAAAGAATTTTATCGCCGAGGCTATCAAAAAGCCCGGCGCCCTCCGCAAGCAACTCGGGGCAAAGGCTGGCGAGCCTATCCCGGCTAAGAAGCTCGAAGCTGCTGCAAAAGCACCCGGTAAGCTGGGCCAACGCGCTCGCTTTGCCATGACTCTCAAAGGAATGAAATAATGGCCGATGCAGTCACCTCGCAGACAATGGTCGACAACAACACGACAGCCATCATTTTGCTGACAAACGTTTCGGACGGCACAGGTGAGTCGCTCGTGACCAAGGTCAACGTTGCCAACCTCGCGGTTAACGCCCAAGGTCAGGCTTGCACTGGCGTTAGCGTTCAGAAGATCCACACGGCGTGTCACGCTATGGAATTCCGCCTGTTCTGGGACGCCACGACGGACGTGATCTTCTTTGCCAGCGCACCGAACAATCAGTTTACGTTCGATTTCTCAAACTTTGGCGGGCTACAAAACACTTCAGGCGCCGGCAAAACTGGAAATATCCTCCTGAGCACCGCCGATCAGGCCGCGGGTGACACCTATACGATTGTCCTTGAAATGACGAAATACTACAACTGAGAGGATTTATCATGATCACTCGCGCATACCAGAACGCCAAGGGTGAACGTCAGGAAGTGGCTATGAACGCTGCCGAGTGGGATGTTCTCACTGAAGACCAGTTGCAGGACATGCTTGGCTTTAAGGCTGAAGCGCCTCCTGCACCCACCCTGATTCCCTCCCGTGCCCCCGCCCCGTTTGTAAGGCGGAAAGGCAAAGGCAAGTAATGCGCGGGCGCAAGGAATCGCGAGTGAACGAGGCTGGTAACTATACCAAGCCCGGTCTTCGCGAGCGCCTGTTCAACAGCATCAAAGGCCGCGAGACTCACGGCACGAAAGCGGGACAGTGGTCCGCGCGCAAGGCGCAGCTTTTGGCCAAGGAGTATAAAGCCAAAGGCGGTGGATATGCCGATTAGGAAGCCTCAGCAGTCCCTCAAGGACTGGGGCAATCAGAAGTGGACAACGAAGTCCGGCAAGCCGTCGAGCAAGACTGGCGAGCGCTACCTGCCGCAGGCCGCGATTAAATCGATGACGCCAGCCGAATATGCTGCTACGACTAAAGCTAAGCGCGAAGGCCAAAAGGCAGGAAAGCAGTTTGTCGCCCAGCCTAAGGCCATCGCTAAGAAGGCGGCGAGATTCAGATGACCACTTCTGGAACATATAATTTCGGCACGACCGAACAGATCGACATTATCACGGAAGCCTACGAGCGCGTAGGGCGGGACCCATCGTCGCTGTCTTCCAACGACATCGACAGCGCCCGCCGCTCAATCAACTACATGTTCTCCGACTGGTCAAACAACGGTCCGAACCTGTGGGCTGTTGACCTGATGTCGATTACGCTCACCCCGGGCACGCTCTATTACGATCTGGAACCCCGCACAGTATCCCTCCTTCAGGTTTACACGCGCACTACGTCTGGCGGCATCAACACCGACCTGATGATGTCGCCAATCAGCCGGGCCGAATACGACGCTATTCCGAACAAGAGTCAGCTTGGTCAGCGCCCGTTCCAATATTATTTTCAGCGCACGATCACGCCTCGAATCTACATCTGGCAGGCTCCGGAATCTGCCGGCGTCACACTCTTCTATCACCGCATGAAAATCCAAGAAGACGCTGGCGCCTTCACGGACAGTATGGACGCCCCTAACCGCTGGATGGAGGCAATCGCCTCTGGTCTGGCTGCTAAGCTCTCCGTCAAGTTCGCACCTGATCGCCTTGAGTTCCTGCAGACCCTCTCCGATGGCGCCTATGACAGGGCTGCCGCTGAAGATCGTGAGCGCGTCCCGCTTCGTATCACCATTGATCCGACCGGAGGCTACTGATGCAGTACGGATTTGGACGCGGTCGCAAGCGGCGCACGGCACCAGAATTTGACGCACAGAACCCGCGCGCCATTGCAATCTGCGATGGCTGCGGATTCCTCGTGCAGCACACGCACCTCCGGGAGAAGAAAGACTACCGCGGCGGCTCGACTCCGGTGGGCCTGAAGCTCTACGTTTGCGCGTCCTGCGATGACGTTCCGCAGCCCTATTACAGCCGTCTGCTGTTGCGGCCGGATCCGGTGCCTGTGCGGAATCCGCGCCCAGACTTCAATCCCACCACTTACGTTCTTGACGAAAACGGCATTCAGCGCATTGTCACTCAAGACGACCAGCCTATCGTTCAGGAGAGTTGAGTGTCTGACATTAAAATCTCAGATATGCAGCCTTGGGTTGGCGCCGTCGGCGGCAACGTTGAATTCCCGGCCGTCTTCGGGAATGAAAACTACCGCATCGCTCTGAGCCAGTTGACCACGTCGACCTTCAGCTTCGGTTCGATGGCGCTGCAAAATTCCAACGCGGTGTCAATTACCGGCGGCAACATCGCTGTGAGTGCGCTTTCTGGCGCCATAACCATCGCCAATGGGGGCACTGGGCTTAGTTCTGCTCCGGGCGCCGGGCAGATTCTTATCGGTACTGGCACGCAGTATTCGCTGTCCACGCTGACCGCCGGTTCAGGCATCACCATCACCAACGGCGCGGGCGCGATCACGATTAACGCCACGGATCAGTTCACTGGCACCGTAACGTCTGTCGGCGGCACTGGTACAGTCAACGGCATCACGCTGACCGGCACCGTCACCAGCAGCGGCAGTCTCACGCTCGGCGGTACGCTGTCGGGCGTGTCGCTTACTTCGCAAGTGTCCGGCACGCTGCCCGTTGCCAACGGCGGCACCAATAGCACTGCCACCCCAACAGCGGGCGGCGTGGCTTACGGCACTGGGACGGCTTACGCGGTAAACACAGCGGGAACGTCTGGCCAAGTGCTCACATCCGCCGGGGCAGGTGCTCCGACATGGACAACGCCGACCACAGGCACTGTGACCAGCGTCACCGGCACCGCGCCCGTCGTGTCGAGCGGCGGCTCAACGCCAGCGATCAGCATGGCAGCGGCGACCGCGCTCGTTAGCGGCTACCTGACCAGCACTGACTGGGCGACATTTAACGGCAAAGGTGTCGGCACCGTCACGTCTGTCGGCGGCACGGGTACGGTCAACGGCATCACGCTGACCGGCACCGTCACCAGCAGCGGCAGTCTCACGCTCGGCGGTACGCTGTCGGGCGTCTCACTGACATCGCAAGTGTCCGGCACGCTGCCCGTTGCCAACGGCGGCACCAATAGCACTGCCACCCCAACAGCGGGCGGCGTGGCTTACGGCACTGGGACGGCTTACGCGGTAAACACAGCGGGAACGTCTGGCCAAGTGCTCACATCCGCCGGGGCAGGTGCTCCGACATGGACAACGCCGACCACAGGCACTGTGACCAGCGTCACCGGCACCGCGCCCGTCGTGTCGAGCGGCGGCTCAACGCCAGCGATCAGCATGGCAGCGGCGACCGCGCTCGTTAGCGGCTACCTGACCAGCACTGACTGGGCGACATTTAACGGCAAAGGTGTCGGCACCGTCACGTCTGTCGGCGGCACGGGTACGGTCAACGGCATCACGCTGACCGGCACCGTCACCAGCAGCGGCAGTCTCACGCTCGGCGGTACGCTGTCGGGTGTCTCACTGACATCGCAAGTGTCTGGCACGCTGCCCGTGGCAAACGGCGGCACGGGCCAGACCAGCTACACGGACGGGCAACTGCTAGTCGGCAACACGACGGGCAACACGCTGGCCAAGGCGACGCTGACGGCAGGTTCGGGCATCACGATCACCAACGGCCCCGGTAGCATCACTATCGACGCCACGAGCGGCGGCGGTGGCACCGTTACCAGCGTCAGCGGCACCGGCACGGTTAGCGGCCTGACGCTGACCGGCACCGTCACTACTAGCGGCAGTCTCACGCTCGGCGGCACGCTCGCGGTTACGCCGAGCGACTTTGCCTCGCAGACGGCGAACACATTCCTTGCGGCTCCGAATGGCGTCGCGGGCGCTCCAACATTCCGCGCCATTGTTGCGGCGGACGTGCCGACGCTAAACCAGAACACGACCGGAACAGCGGCAAACGTGACCGGCACTGTGGCTGTCGTTAACGGCGGCACAGGCCAGACCAGCTACACGGACGGGCAACTGCTGATTGGGAACACTAGCGGCAACACGCTGACTAAGACCACGCTGACCGCCGGTTCAGGCATCACCATCACCAACGGCGCTGGTAGCATCACTATCGACGCCACGAGCGGCGGCGGTGGCACCGTTACCAGCGTCAGCGGCACCGGCACGGTTAGCGGCCTGACGCTGACCGGCACCGTCACTACTAGCGGCAGTCTCACGCTCGGCG